CCTAGGTCTTAGTACAGGAAACCAATTCATGGATGAGAACTTCGTATTCAAAAAGGAGTTCGTTATGATTAATGGTCACAGTAATATCGGTAAGACAACCTTTGCGCTGTGGATGATGGTGGCAAGTTCAATGCATCACAACTGGAGGTGGGTAATCTACAGCTCAGAGAACCGCTCTGCTGCCGTGAAGATGAAGCTGGTTCAGTTTGCGCTGAATAAGAAGATTGGTAGCACCACACACATCGAACGTAAAAAAGCTAGGGACTGGGTTGAGAAGCACTTCGTTGTAATCGACAACAGCAAGACCTACAGTTACATGGACATCATCCTGTTCTGTGAGAAGGTGCACAGGCAGAACCCGATTGACGGCTTGTTTGTTGACCCATACAACAGCCTTAAGATTGAGATGAGTGCTAACCGTGGAGTCGGCCCTCATGAGTATCACTATGAAGCAGCTTCAGAGTTTCTGACCTTCAGCAATAACATGGATGTAGCTGTATGGGTTAACGCTCACAGTATTACTGAGAGCCAGCGCAGGAAAGGCGATGACGGTTTGCAAGTCGCTCCTTACGCAGAGGATACTGAGCATGGTGGAAAGTGGGTGAATCGTAGTGACTGCTTCATCACGTTACACAGAAAGATTCAGCACCCCGATGTTCTCCAGCGCAGGTGTATTGAGATGCATGTTCGAAAGGTTCGAGAGGTGGACACTGGTGGTAAGCCCACTCCCTACGCTCAGCCAATGATTTTTGAATTGAACTCAACACAGAGTGGATTTTCTATGCACGCTCCCAACCAAAAGCTATTCACATCTCTTGGTGAACAACTTGTTGGCAAACAAGAGCACTTCTAACCGTACCTTTTAGGGTATGGCTAAACGCCGGAAGAACTTAACAAGACCAACGAAGGGAAGGAAGCGCAAAGACCTCAGTAGGGGTTCAGTAAAGCTGAAGTCAACTCTTGAGACCTACTGTTACGACAGGTTGAAGGAATCAAAGATTGATTTTGGATATGAGAGCGAGACATTTCAGTTGATGGACTCGTTTAGGTATCCCGGAGTTTACCATAAGTCTACGAGGGGTAAGGATGTTATGACGGATGCGACAAACAAGGTGGTGCTTTCGATTAAGTACACTCCAGACTTTGTTAGCCACGAGAATCGTTTCATTATTGAGACGAAGGGGTGGGTTCCATCACAGCACACTTTTCCTTTAAGGTGGAAGCTGTTTTTAAAGTACATGTCAGACAATGACATGGATGACTACATGCTTTTCATCCCTAAAAACAAAAAGCAAATAGATGCCGCGATAACAATCATACTGAACCACATCAATGGAGAAGCAAAAACTTAGTCAGCTCTACAGCTACTGTACTCAGGAGATACAGAGGTTGACTACGGAGCTGTACGAGCAGCTTCACGACAACAAGGGTGCACCAGTCACGAACTGGGAGCAAACGCTTGACGACGTAAGAAAGTACAAGAAACTAGTAATCTTGGAGCTTGAAGCAATGAAGCACGCTCTTAGGGAATACATAGAAGAATCAGATGGCGAGCAGCTTCCGTAAAGACCTTGAGTTCGGCAATAGGATAGAGCTTGCTTGGATGAACTTCATGGGGGACAAAACCCTAAAGACATACGAGCAGTCAAAGGGTAAGGAACCCGGATGGGATATCGTTGAGTTAAACGACAAGGTTTACTTCGAGGTCAAGTGGGATACCAAATCATCGGCAGCTTGGTCTTCATACGGAACCCGTAGAGACCCCACTGGTAACTTGTTTATCGAGTACGTAAACCCAAGTGCGGATAAAGACAGTGGGATTCGAGCGTCAATTTCAAAGTACTGGGTCTATGTGGTTAAGTACGCACCCAATTCTTTAGTTGATGAGAATAGTTTCGGTGACTACAAGGCTCATGCACATCTATTCAATCGCGAAGCCCTACTAAAATTCTGTGAGTCAAGCAACTTAAATACACGCGACACAAAGAGAGATGTAGGTAAAGGCATGCCGGTAAATGCTCGTGGTTGGATTCTCCCTTGGGACATTGTTAATGAATCGAAAAAAGACAGCGGATGGTTGGCTGTTTATGACATCTCTGACTATCTTTCTCTTCCGATTTTAACACAATGAAAAAGATTATTAACAAAGAGTTTGGCGTTCTTCATGAGGCCATCGAAAGCATTCTTCATGTTGAGCTGATTACAACATGCCGAAACAGAGAGAATGTAAATGCCCGTATGATTTTCTCCAAGATTTTACTGGACAAGGGCTACACTACGGTGGCTATTGCTAAGTACTTAAGTAAGACCCACTGCACTATCGTTCATTACAAGAAACGATTCGACGGATACATTCTGAATGATAAAAGACTGAAGGGTTCTTACGAAAGCGCAAAGGCAGTGTACTTCGGTAGCTTTGACCCAGTGTTTGACATGAGTAACAAAGAACTCAAGGACGAGGTGTTCAACCTCAGAAAAACAATCAAGTCACTAGAGAATGATGTCACCGAAGCGAAGGAATACCTGCGCGAAGTGAAAGAGAAGTACGTGTGGAAGGGTGGGTTTGATGGGATACAGGAATTGCTGCATCAAAAGTGTCCGATTGGAGAAGAGACGAGTGTACAACGCGCCCTTAATAATTACTTAAATGGATTACACTACTGAAGACCTTGATAAAGTTCTAGGTTTCAAGACTTGGACAGACAAACAAAAGATGGACGAACTCCTTAGGATGGACTGTGCTTTGCACTGCGCCCTAGGAACGGATTCAACAAAGGGTGAGCGGGAGGCCGTTAAAAGAGAGTCTCGAAAGATTTACAAAGCAATCAAGACGTTTGATGAGCAGAACGGGGAGATGTTCTTACGAGTAATGGATTTGAAATGAAGACACGACCCACTAAAGAGTTTATCGCTGGTCTCAACAAGTTCAAAAGGGACTATCTTATTGAGGTGTTGGCAGAGAACGATGCGCTACTAGCTGATGGCTTCGAGGAAGCTTTGGTTGGTCACACGCAAGGGGGAAACATCGTAGCTGTGTACGATTACGACACCTGTGTTTCAATCCTAATCCATAGAGACGGTATGACGATTGAAGACGCTGTTGAGTTCATGGAGTTCAACGTCGTTGGTTCATACGTCGGAGAAAAGACTCCCGTGTTTATCTCGTATGGTTGAGCTCTCGGTAACAACGGGAATGATTCTTCGTGCAGAGCAGCGTGCAGAAGAAATGGGTGCACTGAACAATAGTATTACCGAGGGAGAGGCAAACCTAGAAGCTTTCATTGCAGAGCAGGCGGTGTCAGAGCATCTTAAGCAGAGGATTGAAGACACCTACGATTACGATTTGTTTTGGGCACCACATGGCCACGTCCTTACAGCTGACATCAAGACCAAGCGAAGAACTAAGCTGCCGTCTCCCTACTTCGATTGCCACATTGCAGACACTAGCCTGCATCAAGAATGCGATACATACATCTTCGCATCCATAGTCAAGACGGATAAGAAATTCAGAGTTTGGGCATTGGGTTGGATAACCAAGAAGGATTTCCTCGGCAAAGCCAAACGTGTACGCAAGGGAGACAGAGACGGAGACTTTGTTGAGCACGTTGACGCTTACAAATGCAAGGTGTCAGAGCTCTGGCGAATGCCATAAAGATGTATATTGCATTGCGTTACGCCGGATAGTGCATAGCGAATTTTGGTTACCTTTCAGACCCCTGCTCTTCGGAGCGGGGGTTTTTGTTAGCCACTACAGGACTCGCAGTCCTCAGGGCTTTCGATGTTGCAAGTGATTTCCCCCGATTCAATCTTGTCTTCTGACTCTTTAAGTTTCTTTGGGTCAAGGAAGCTGATATCAAATTCTTCTTCTCTCATTTTGCTCTAGATTTTTCAATGGTTCGTCCTGCAAAGTAAGCACCAAATGATGTAAGCATAAGTATCTCAAGGAGAGACACGTAGCTGTCTTTCACGTTGAAAGGAAGGTTGTCCATAGAGTCTAACACCATGGTCATTACAAACATTACCATCAAAGCAATAAGCGTTACTGGCCTAATGTACTTAGCTAGCTTCACGTCGCTACCCATGTCAGCCTTCCAACGCTCAGTCACGTTGTTCTGGTAGGCAATCTCTGCGTCAACCTTTGCCCTGACTTCTTCTGGGTCTATGTCAGGGTATTCCCTGTCAATCAAGTTCTTCACCATGCCGAGTGCCCCGCTATCTGGAAGCAAGTCTCCCACGGTGTCGAGTACATTGGGTGCAGCCTTGGCAAGCCACTTACCTAGTCCGGTGTCTTTGATTTTCTTTTTATCAGCCATCATAATCAGTGTATGTGATTGTACATTCCTCACACTCCAGTGCCGCTGCAATGGGAGGATAAACTCTTTTGTATGCTGCGGTCGAGCCACCGACAAATCCAGTGGACGCGATGTTCTCCGTCTGGGTATTGCCAAGCAAGAGGCACCCACTAGTATCGTCCTCATCGTTGCCGCAATGAATAAGGATGTGCTTGAAGTTAGGTACATCTAATACCTCAAGCATTCCCTTGTGCATTTCACCAAACCTTTTAGTGTATCTGTCGTGGTATCCACCCCAAGTCTTCAGCCTTAGCTTGTATGTTCCCGCAGGGATTCGGGTCTCATGCATGACCTTCTCTTTTCTATCCTCGTCCTCAAGGGTGAAGCAAAGAAACTCACGGAACTCTGTCCCGTTGCTCACATCAAACAACAGCCCCAGCGTGTCCCGCTCTTGGCTGCTAAACCTCATTACTTCTAGTTTCATTCTTCTACGGATTCTATGTACTGCTCCTCAACATAGAACGAAGGTCTGACGATGGCCAGATAAGAGTCAATGAATGTCTTGAACTTTTCAAACTCTTGCGGCTCCATGTCTTGACTCTTCCCTCTGAGGTAGGCGTAGTAATCTCTAGCGTTCTTAAGTTGCTTAGGTAGCTTTCGAGCCTCTCTGATGTATGACTTGTAGTCCTCTGGGTATTCATCCTTCATCACCTGCTCCGCCACCAATGGCTTGACAGAAGAGCGGAAGCTGTCAGCGGCACGCTTCTTATCAAACACAGATTCTTTGTCTTCGATGACTTTCATGATTCTCTCCTCACCTATGACCTCTCCCTCAAGGTTGTTGCCATACTTTTCTGCAATTACCTCATACGCAGCGAGTGCCTCCTCGTTGGACAACCTCCTGTCTTTTGGTAGGTCATCCATTTCACGGACAAGAACATCAATCTCTTTACTAGACAGCCCAAACATCTGACCAGCAAACAAAAATGTCTTCATGTAGTAGTGTAACTCCATTGCCTCTTTGTCTTCTGGTCTAACGAAGTACTCCGTCCCGTTGCTCGACACCACGCGGTTCGGTGGTAGCGCAAGGTTTTCCGCAACCGTTCTAGCATCGTCAAGGAAGTCTCCATACGGGCCAAGGAATCTAGTGAACCCTTGAGTTACATCCTTCGGGGCAGACTTGTAGTACATCGGAGCACCCTTGCTTAGCCTTGTCCATCTTTCGTATCCATCATCATCACCTAAATCAAAATCACCTTCCATCATTACATCGTAGGGATAGAAGAGGAACATGTTTAAAGCACCCTTGACTTGATTGTCAAAGATTCCCATTGGCGGGAGCGGATTCGCATCGACAACCACCTGAGATAAAATGTCTCTCCATCTCGAATCTTTTGGCATCTCCTCTTCGTCGTCGTCGATAAACATACTGGAGATTGCAGGAATCAAAACCTTTCCGATGTAAGCAAAAAGAGTAAGCTCAGCAGCGTGCCCAAGCATAGCAATACCACCCTCTTTTTTAGCTTGCGCATCACCCTTGTAGATTCTCATTGCATCCGACGAGATGCTTCGCTTCTTGTTTACGGCGAATCTTGAGAACGGAAGAAGAATGTTTTGTGCGAGGTAGGCAATGATAGATTTCACACCTTTCTCCTGCATGTATAAATCAGCCGCCTCTCTTGGAGTAGATGCCGCTTGGTCTTTGTTCACCATTGCGTCAGCATAACTCAATGCTGTAGAGTTGGGGGTAACAGCTTCCGCGTCCCAGTCAATCTGGTCAAAGCTTTCAACGACACCTTCGGTAATTAAGGCATCACCATAGAACGTAAACCACGATGCTACAGCCGCAACCTTGTCAGTGCCCTTAAGGTTCTTCAAGCTTATATCACTCATAGTCCTGACAATCTTTTGAAGGTTGCCTTCATCAAGGCTCATCCTCCCTGTGTATGGGTCGATGTTACCTGCCTCGTAGTCCCTCTGGAATACAGGAGAGTTTTGAAGTAGTTTGTACCTACCGTCATCAAGAGCAAGCTTAGCGTCTTTGCCCGCTAGAGTCTTCAAGGAGAAGTAAACCATCTCCGATAAGGTTGTAAGCAGATATGGGATAGATTGAATTGGGTTCTTAGTCTGAAACATGACCGACGTAAGGACTGTACTCTGCTTCAGAGTTTGAATACCGAAGCTACCGAATGCCCTTACGATGACCGCATTACGAAGCAGGTTGATGGGATTGATGAATCTAAAACCAATAGCCTTGAATGTAGGCTGGAATACTGGAGGAACCTTACCAGTGTCTTGCTGCACATACAGCATGATTTTTCTCTCAAGCTCCATGCGAACTTTAGCATTCGGGATGAAGGCTTTCATTGCGTCGCTGTTCAGGACATAGCTTGAACGGACAACTGAACCAACGGTGTTGGATAATATGATGTTGTCTCTCAGCGTCCTCTCGTTAACAGATAGAAAATCAAGACCGATTCTATTCTTACCCTTGAGTGAACGAGGATTTCTCTCGAAGCTACTTCCAGCCACCTTCTTGGTTTGAGACAGTGAACTACTTGCTAATGCATCGTTCAATGAAATCCGTAGACTAAGCATGTCATCTACATCTCTTGAGCCTGTCTCTGGAATAACCTCAAATGCCGTATAGTTATCCTCAACAACCAACTCCTTGCCAAGATATCTCTCGACGTAGTTTCTAAACGCTGGCATGAGGCTGGAGTGAATGTCCGACGTAAACTGAACCATCTCCACTACGTCCTTACGTTCCGACTCAACCCGAGCAATCATTTCTGAAAGAGTTTCAGCCTGACCAAACATGTAATTGAATGCATCTTCAAACTCATCAATCTCTTCATTAGAGAAAGACTGCTGCTCGGAGTAGTAATCAATCGTTCTACGCATAGAGTTTCGAAGCTCCAAGTACCAAGCCGCCTCAGCTTGGCCACGCTCACCCTCAAACTCAGGCATCTGCTTAGCCATAGAGTACAGCTGCATAATAGCTCTGTCCATTCTGGTTGTTACGCTTCCCCCATCTTCGGTAATTCTGTTAATCTCATTCTCCAACAACTCAACCACCTGACTGTGAATGAAATCCGCATTAGCAAAGTCATTGGTTAGCTGTGCCAAACCGATAGCAACCCTAAGCTTTGCGAAGGTTATCCTGTCTGTTGGAATCACATTAGACAGATAGGAGTTTACAGTATCTAGCATGCCAAAGAACGCACCCTTTCTCGCTTTCAATCCCTTACGCCTTACAAGCTGTTCGAGCTTGCTAGGCATGTCGATATTCCCCTGAACCAAAGCGTGCATGTATCCGATGCCATATACCGAATCATTAATGAGGTAATCGTCAAGCCTGTAATCAAGGTTGATGATGTGATGTCTCTTTAGTTTATTGAGCCTTGCTCTGAGCTTATCAAAGTCCAAGTCTGCCACGCTGTAGATACCAAGGATGTCCGCAATTTGCGTATCCTCTAGGAGTTTCTCAATGTTGGCTACAATCCTTGGTAGTAACACGTCATTAATAATGGCATCCTTCTGTAGCTCCTCTTTCGTTACAGCCTGTTCAGCCAGAATCTGAGTAATCAAATCAACATGAGCCGGGTTGCTCGCATTAAGGACAACAGTATCACCCGTATCTGGGTGTTGGATTGTTGGGTTGTCATCAATGAACTTAAGTATAGCTCTGCGGCTAGAAGACAATCTACTCCTCTCGTAATTCTGAACCAGCTTCTTATACTCCTCCTCTACGGTGGTGTTGTTCTTTGCTGCACGCAGCTGAGCGCGAGCCATGAAAACAGCCTGTCTACCCAGCTCCTCCATCGCTTGATAGTTGCTAAGCTTATTGTACAAAATACCAGCCTCGGTCTTAGGGAAAGCAACACCAACATAGGCCTCAATCTCTGGCTCAAAGACAGCCTTGGCCTTGGACATTGAGCTGATGGTTGACATCAGTGTACTGACGAATCCTTCCAGCTCGTTCTGAGGAAGAAGTGCAGGGTTGATTGAGGCTAAACCGTTTGCAATCTTCGCGTAGGTAGTTACGTTTTTTGCTGCACCGCTTCTACCCTTTGGCCTAGCCATTCTTTTGATTCGCTTCTGCAACTTCTGAGCATGCTTGATGCCGTCTAGGTATCGCTGCATCTCAGCCTTAGAGTCTCTCTTATCAAAGATGACAGAGATTTTGTCGATGAAGGTTTGCATAGCCTCCATACCCTGCTCCTCAATCTTCTTTCCGCTGGTTTTGTGCGCCTGTCGGATGGCCTTAACCATTGCTGTAATTTGGGAGCGGGTGAAGGGAGTCTTTGAATCCTCTTTCATGCGCCCATCAATCAGTTCAATCGCCTTAGTCAAGAACTCATTAAAGGTCTTGGACTTATCCTTCAGTTGAGTGAGAGCTTTCTGTAAGTTCTTTGCCTTGGTTCCCATCTTTCGGGTCTCGGCTGCATTAGCGATAGCTACACGCATACCCTCTTTCTTCCCTTGAGAACGCCCCTGCTTATAGGCTACAGCTTTCTTGAACAGCATATCAGCCCCCTCCTTAGAAAGACCCATGTCCATCAAGGTCTTAATAACCTCGGGCTTGGCGTAAGCAAAAGCATCTAGCTGTTGAGATTCATCCAACCCTGTAACAGGATTCTTTCTGCGCTTATCTCTGGTGATGATAGGTGACGGGTATGCCTTATCAATCATTTGAGAAACCTTCTTCAGGAAGCTACCTTGAGCTTTAGATTCTGAGTCAACGATAGCTTGAGCCTTGGGTCTAGTCTTACCAAAGCCATAAGCCGCCTGAAGCAATCCCATACTTCCCTTCCACCTGCCGTCAATAGCCTTGCGTTCGTTTGCATCACTCCTTCGAACACCATCCTTCGTGGCATACTCACCGTCAGCAAGCTTGGCCTCCATGAAGTCCGCCCTACTGAGGCCTGTTTCGTTGTCAAGCATCACATCGTTGACATGAGGTTTGTCTGCGAACAAGTGAATCTTTGGTGTCTTTTTATTTCCGCCAGCATTTCTCATGACCACGGCAGCAGGGAATGCCTCGTTGCCCGGCATCATGTCAACCTCAAGGTCTGAGTCAACCTCGATGGCGGCGTACACCACATCTTTAGGAACACCTTGAAGGTGACCCTCAATCATAGAGAGAACAAGTGTCCTCTTGAGCGTGCTTCCAACTTGGGATTTTGTAAGCTTGCTTACACCCGTAATTTCTTTTACTTTATCGAGAGACTTAGGGTTTTCTCTAATCACAGACATGCGCCCGAGGTTAGCGAACAGCTTATCCATGTAAGCCCTCCTTAATTCAAAGGATGTGTTGTCAGTTCTGCGAAGACTTGCCTCCA